CAAAAGGAATTTCAACGAGGCGGATCCGTTGCGTAGTAAAATACCTTATTTTGTACACTATAAGTTCTTGCCTGGTCTTGGGTTTTATGGTTTTGGTCTCACGCATATGATAGGAGGCTTATCAAGAGCTTCTACATCAATACTTAGACAATTAATAGATGCAGGAACATTGTCTAATCTACCTGCTGGATTTAAAGCTAGGGGTGCTCGTATAAGAGATGACGAAACACCACTAAATCCTGGTGAGTTTAGAGATGTTGATATGGTTGGTATGGACTTACGTCAAGCTATAATGCCATTGCCGTTTAAAGAGCCATCACAGACTTTATACTCACTATTAGGGACATTAATCGACTCAGGTAGACGTTTTGCTTCTATGGCTGATATGAAAGTTGGTGATATGCAGGGCAATTCACCTGTAGGCACAACGATGGCTATAATGGAGCGTGGCACAAAAGTCATGTCTGCTATACATAAAAGATTACATTATTCACAAAAGATAGAATTTAAAATACTTGCAAGAATATTTGCAATGGGTGCACCTATCTATCCGTATCAAGTGCCAGGTGCTCCACCAGAGATAAAGCAATCTGACTTTGATCAAAGAATAGATGTATTGCCTGTATCAGATCCTAATATTTTTTCTATGTCTCAAAGGATAGCATTAGCACAAACACAATTGCAACTTGCTCAAAGTAATCCAGAAATTCATGGGCAAAATGGAATGTATCAAGCCTATAGAAAAATGTACGAAGCATTAGGGGTGACGAATATAGATGCTGTGTTGCAACCTCCCCCACAGCCGATGCCCATGAATCCAGCAAAGGAAAATCAAGAGGCATTGAGAGGTGCGAGGTTACAGGCGTTTCCAGAGCAAAATCATCAAGCTCATATATCTGCACATTTAGCTATGATTGCAACACCAATAGCACAATCAAATGCTTCAATCGTTATGACATTGCAAGGACATATATCTGAGCACATAGCTATGATGTCAGAGATACAAGCACAACAAGAGATTACTGCTAACATGACACCAGAGCAACAAGCTATGATGCAGTCTGATCCTAATGCAATGCAACAGTTTCAGACACAAGTAGCTTCAAGGTCTGCTGAAATAGCAAGTGAAGTTAGTGAGCAATATGCACAATCAATAACTCCACCACCTAGTGAAGATCCTCTTGTATCTATAAGAAAACAAGAGTTAGCCTTAAAAGGTCAAGAGTTAGCTCAAAGGCAAGAGCAGTTTGAAGCTAAACAACAATTTGCACAAGACAAAGAAAGAAATGATGTTCTTCTTGATCAGCAAAGACTTGATCAACAAGAAGAGATAGCAAATCAAAATGATCAAACCAAAAGAGATATTGCTGCAGCAAAAGAAATGAAAGGATAAGTCATGGTTAGTTCTGTAAGAGAAAAAATATACGAGGTTGAAAAACAAAAAAAGATTCAAAGAAGAATTTCAAAACAAATAGACGATGATATGAAATCTTCTTTTATCTCAGTAGATAGTTTCAACAACAAAAACCAAAAAGATGAGGTTACAAATGCCGTTGAAGAAAGGCAAGAGCCAGAAAACAATAAGCAAAAACATCAGGAAACTGAGGTCAGAGAAGTACCCACAGAAGCAAGCAGTAGCGATAGCACTGTCAAAAGCAGGGAAGTCAAAGCCTCAAAACCGAAAAAGAAAGCCAAAAAAGCCAGTAAAAAAGGCTAATGGTGGGGTTATCAAAAAGTTTTCTGATATAGCCAAACCACAAAAATTTAAGGGGATATTTTAATGCTAGATCCTGCCTCAATTGGCATAGCTATTACAGCCGCTAATACGGCTTTTAGTGCAATCAAACGTGGCTTTGCCGCTGGGCGTGAAATTGAGTCTATGGGAAAAGATTTGAGCCGTTGGATGGGTGCGGTATCAGATGTTGAAAATACTGAGAAGTCTGCAAAGAACGCTTCACCACTTAGAAAATTATTTAAAGGAAGAGAGATAGAAGCTAGTGCTATAGAAGCTTTTACAGCAAAGAAAAAACTCGAAGCACAACGTCAAGAACTTAAATCATTTATCAATTTTCACTATGGAGCCAATTCTTGGAATGAGATTCTTAGAATGGAAGCGGAGATTAGGAAGAAACGAAAAGAAGAAATTTATGAGAGGCAAGAGCTTATCAGAAAGATATGGGAAGTTATTGGTTGGATTCTATTGTTTTGCACTGTGGTAGGTTTTGTGTTTTTACTTGCTTGGATGTATAAGGAAAATAGAAGATGAAACAAAAAAAATTACAAGATAAATCTAAATACGCTTCTTACGATATCAATCAGGACGGAGTAGTTAGCGATGAGGAATTTGAGCACATGGCAGAGATCAAAAGGCTTGAGCATGATCTTAGAAAGCAAAGGGCTCAAAGACGTATGGCTACTGCTAGTTTGGTTGCTATGGCTACTTTTACTGCTGCGATGTTTTTTGTCGATCTCGACAGAGTCAAAGCACTTGCCGATATTAGTAATTTGTTTTACATCACTGGGGGTGGCATCGTTGCTGCATATATGGGAGCATCTGCAATAATGAATAGAAATGGTAAATAAATGGCAAAAAAAGATCCAAAAACTGGCACTGGCAAAAAACCTAAAGGTTCAGGCAGAAGACTCTATACTGACGAAAATCCAAAAGATACTGTTAGGATTAAATTTGCAACTCCTGCTGATGCTCGTGCAACAGTTGCAAAAGTTAGAAGAATTAATAAACCTTATGCTAGAAAAATTCAAATCCTTACTGTCATGGAACAGAGGGCAAAAGTAATGAAAAAAACTGAAGTTGTCCGTATAGCAAAAAAAGCAAAAGAGTCCCTGAAAAAAGCTAGGAAAACATGACTGCATTTTTGTTAACTTGTTTTTTAAATGCAAATATTGATTCAAAAATTTATTTTAAAGATGTGAACAATTGTCTGTATTATGCAGAAAAACTAACTGAGCAATCTGTACAAATACCAGAAAAGGTTGAAAGTTATAAATGTATGTGTAAACTCGTGGCATATGTAAACGAAAAAAAGACTAAAGTGTATTAGGAGGTAGCAATGTTAACAGCACTAATAGGTCCAGTAAGTAAACTGGTCGGAAAATTTATAGAGGATAAAGACCAAAAGAACAAATTGGCACATGACTTGGCAACAATGGCAGAAAAACATGCCTTACAACTTGCCAAAGGGCAGATAGCTGCTAATGCAGAACAGGCGAAGCATCCTAGCATATTTGTTGCAGGAGCACGCCCAGCCATAATGTGGATCTGTGCTCTAGGGTTATTAACTCAGTTTTTCATTATGCCAATTGCAGAATGGGCAACAGCGATATGGATGCCTAATATAAGTTTGCCAAAACTTCAGACGGGTGAACTTATGACTTTAACTCTTTCGTTACTAGGACTCGGAGGAATGAGATCCTATGAGAAGTCAAAGGGTGTAGCAAGAGAAAACATGAAAAAATGATAGATAAACTCTGTATAAGATGCAAAGTTGCACTTAAAAAAATAGAATTGAAAGATGTTTATCAGTGTCCAATTTGTTTTACAGTTATAGAATTGAAAGAAGAGGATGAATAATGGATGGTGTCAAACTAGCAGAGCATCTTTATAAAAGCATACGTCAAAGAAAAGAGCAACTAAGCGAGTCTTTGGCTGATGGTGCGATAGGATCAATGGAAGACTATCGAGCAATCACAGGTGAAATACGAGGTCTAACCTGGATTGAAGAAGAACTAAGAACCTCGATGAAAGGTATAGAAGATGACTAAAAAGTTATATGTGCCAGAACGGATTTTGGCACAGAAAAAAGTAAATCCGACTCCAAAGGCTATATCTAAAGCTTTTGATAACAAAGAAGAGGCTAATAAAAATAGCAAAGATCCTTCTGAATTAGACGTATCTGTATTAGAAAGACTACCACAGCCAACTGGATATAGAATGCTAGTCATTCCATATTATGTGTCTGAAAAGACTAAGGGAGGTATATTTATACCAGATGC